AAATCAATTGTTAAGACCTTGGGATAATGTACCTAGAAAAGCTTTAGCTCAAGAGATAACGGCTAATAGAATTATATTTGCTAACTATGTACAGAACTATGATGTTAAAGGTGTAGGAGGAGATACTATAAAGCCAGACTTTAATATTAGTTTAGATCAAGTAGACTATTCTATAGATTCAGCAACGCCTAACGTAAAAGAACCTATGAAGTCTTTAAAATCAATGAGGACTTATCAAGTTGGTGTTGTTTATAGAGATCGATACGGTAGAGAGACGCCTGTGTTAACATCTAACAGTGGTAATATAGAGTTGCCAAAAAGTTTTGCTAAATTACAAACTAGATTATCTGTTAAGATGAATAATGAGGCGCCTGATTGGGCTGAGTCTTATACTTTTTATATAAAAGAAACATCTAACGAGTATTATAATTTAGCTATGGATCGTTGGTATAATGCTGATGATGATGGTGTGTGGTTGTCTTTTCCTTCTTCAGAGAGAAATAAACTATCTGAAAGAAGTATTATTATGTTAAAGAAAGAACATAATACAGATAGATATGTGGATACGGATGTTAAGTATAAGGTTTTAGATATTAAAAACGACGCTCCTACATTTATTAAGACAGATACTAAATACTGGGGTAGTATACCTATGATGTTACCGCCTCCTGGTTGGGGACAAGGTAGTAAAGCTGGTACGTGGGATACTGGTATGTTTCATTTAACTGGTTTACCTTTACCTAATAGATTAAACTTAGATATTTACGCTGAGTATTTTGATCAATCAGTTTTAGCAGGTATAATGAAACAAGAAGATTCTGCTGGAGTTCAAATTAGAATGACTCAAACAATAGGTGCTGCTAGCGCTTATAATTCAACACCTAGTCAATCTGTAAATAAATCAGACTGGTACGATGTTGCTGCTATAAATTATATAGGAGCACCACCTGAAACATTTATACAAGATTCTACAGATGCGGCTGGTAATAGCATAGAAAAAGAAGTTGAGGTTCCTGGGCAAGCTGAACAAATAGTAAGAATAAGTTTAGAAAAACTTATGGGTGCTGATATGGCTTTTTGTGAGCCAAATGATAACTTATCTTTATCTAGAGGATTATCTTTGGAGGTTAGAACAAAAGTTGTAAGAGATAAATCAGAGTTTCAAGGTAGATTTTTTGCCAAAGTACTAAGAGACGAAGCGTTAACATCACATGTTGTTGAACCGGGAACCACGCAGTTAGAAGATACTTATCAAATCTTAGTTTCAAGAAGAGTTAAATATATACAATTTGGTAGTCCTGGCGTACAAGATTACATGACTGGCGCGGCTGGCACTATTGGTGCTACTAAGGGTAGATTCTACAACAACCTTGATTATCAAGGCACGGCGCAACCATATAACTATATGCCTATTGGTAAACGTTGGGACCTTATACCTAGTGGTGATTTTGGTAAAAAATACGAGTATGCTACGTTTACAAAGTTTCATGGGGCAACACCTTATAAGTCAACAGCTACAGGTCCAGGTTTAAACAACGGTGCTTATTTACTACCTCCACAAACTGCTGGTGATTATTTTCCTTGGGGACCTTCATACGCTTCAAACCCAGTTTTAGTTACTGGTTGGTTTTTTAATAAATATTACGACTTTTTAAATTATACAGACGCTCAAGATTATTACAATCACACTGTAGCTAACCCACCTGGCAACGCAGCTTATCACACCGCTGCTCAAGCTTCAGTACCTGTTTGGCCCGACGCTCAAAACACTAATAGCTACTGGCCTTCAATGGGATTTGCTGATTGGGAACCTAGAACTTGTTTTGGTGGTTGTAATGGTATGGTGGTAGACTTTTTCCCTACAGGTGATTACTCTATAGGTATACACACTAACGAACTGTCTGTCTCTGCATCAGGCGGCTCTATAAATGTCGATGATTTAGCTGGAGCAAACCCTTATATGCTAGGCGCTATATGGGGTGATCAAAGTGATTTACTTGGTTATGGATCTGTAGAGCACGGTGCAAACCCTGCTATAATAAACGCTAATACTGGTGGCTCTAACTCTCCTGTTGGTTATGATGTTAACATACCTATTCATAGTGGCGATCAATCAATGTGGAAGAAAAATACTATTGAAAAGCTTAGGGAAAATTGGTATTTACTTTATTATGGTAGAGATCTTGTTGATGGTGACTGGCCTTTAGGTAGATTTAGTCCAGAAAGATGGTTTTTTGATAAAGTTAGTTCTACTTATAATGGTTGTGGTAATGGTATATGGGATCAAGACGACGGTAGTGGTAACGTAGTTTCTATGATGGATTTAAGCTATTACGGTATTGGTACAACATCGTCTCACCATAGGTCACACGATTTAAGTGTTCATCAAGAAAATGAATTAGCTTTTGCTGAGTTAATGGGTACGGTTGGTACGCAGTTTAGATTTAAACAAGATCCTAACCAAACTGTATACACTATTACAAGAGCTGAAATAACAGAAAACATATTCAATTACGAAACAGCTTATGGTAGCTGGGCGTATAGAGATGCTGATGGTAACATTAAAGGTGGTGGTAATTTAGGTGGTGGTCATTTACCACCTTGGGGTAGCAGCAAGGTTATGGAAAGTTCTATTGCTGGTAAAAATGCTTTTATATCAGATGTTTTTAACGTTGGTTGTGAATTAACTGGTGGAGCTCCTTACAATTATAGAAGTAGAATAACTATAACGCTAGACAAAGTTATAGGTAGCGAAGGCGTTGCTTATGGTAGTGCTAATATGGGTTTCCACCCTATTTTAAATCACGTAGACGAAAATGGTGATTGTAACATACAGGGTGGTGCTAAGGTTTATTCTCAAAATACATCACCAAAAGGTTGGACTGGTTTTAGCGAAGACATTGGTGGTACACCTACTAGTGACGCTTATTTTAATTTAAGTAGTTACTGGAATTATGATAATACAGTGGCTGCTCCTACTGGACAGTCTTCTACAAAAGATGATGACGCTTATAATAACGGTCAACACTTCGGTTTACACGAAAGAGGATTAAACGATACTACGATAGAAATAATAACTCCTTATAGAGGTGATGATGCTGCTAAGCAAATGAGTCAAAACCCGGCTATATGGGAGACAGAACCAATGGAAGATGTTGGTCTAGATATTTACTACGCTGCTAGTCCTACATACCCTGTGAACGTTAGAAGATTTAGATTAGACGAAAATAGACCTGATCCAACTGATTTTGCTAATGGTAATTTAACGTTGGCTCATTATTATGATTACGGATATAGAGGTGAAGAGATAATACCTGTTGGTTGCCAAGCTATGAACATGTTAAACAACCAGTCTTCTTATGTGATAGGTGTTCAAGGTAATAGAATATATTTAAACACAAGCATAGGAGCTCTAGCAGTTAACCAACAAGTTAAATTTTATTGGGAAGGAGAAGGTAAATGGTATGGCGCAGAGCAAGATGATCAATATATAATAGCTGAGGTTCAAGATACTAGTGGTTTGTTAGAGTTTAGAATAAACCCAGAATCACACGGCTACAAAAGAAGTTTAAGCTACTACAATTGTTACACGTTCTCAAATGGTGTTGAATCAAATAGAGTTCGTGATGATTACAATGCTATTACGATAGACAAAGGTGTTAAGGCTTCTATGCCTTTAGCTGAAGGATATGAAGAAGAAAGAAAAGGTAGTAGTTTAATATTCTCTGGTATATACAATTCAACAAGTGGTATAAACAGAACAAATCAGTTTATACAAGCAGAGCCTATTACTAAAGATTTAAACCCTGTTAACGGTTCTATACAAAAATTACATACTCGAGACACTGACTTGTTAACGTTCTGCGAAAACAAAGTGTTTAAGATATTAGCTAAAAAAGATGCGTTGTTTAACGCTGATGGAAATACAAATGTAACTTCTAACGCGGCGGTGTTAGGTGTAGCAACTCCATTTACAGGTGAGTACGGTATATCAAGAAATCCAGAATCTTTCGCCGCAGAATCTTACAGATGTTACTTTACAGATAAGTTTAGAGGAGCTGTAATGAGATTATCAAGAGACGGTCTTACGCCTATATCTGATGCTGGTATGAAAGATTGGTTTAAAGACAACCTGTATAATGCTACGGCATTAAGAGGTAGTTTTGACAGTAGGGAAGATCACTATAACTTAACGGTTGAAACTATTGATCAATATACAGAAAGTCCTAGAGCTTACACTCTTACTTATACAGAAGCTAAAAGAGGTTGGGAAAGTTTTAAAAGTTTCATACACCAACAGGGGTTGAGTAATAAGAACGTGTACTTTACGTTTCCTTCAAATAGATTTAGTAGTTTAACATCTCTTGATCCTTGGGGTGTACCTTACAGTTATCAATCTAGTAGAAACGCGGAGGTTTACCAACACCACATAGATTACAACTTCAAAAGATTAGTTACAGCTGTAGCATCTGCAGGTACAACAACTCTAACTGTCGAAGCTGGTACAACGCCTATACTACCTGGTATGAATATATCTGGTAACGGTATAGAGGACGGAACTATGGTTCTTACATCAACATGTAACGCTTCTAATTGTGATTTAGATTTATCTGATATATATGGTAATACTAAAAAAGCTTATTGTGATTTAAACACAGAAGTATCCTTTACTAGTCGTAGAAACGTTTTTTACGAAGTTCCTCATTACTCTCAAATGAAAGTTATGTTTAATAGAGATCAGGGTAGTGTAAAAAGATTTAAAACTATAAACTACGAGGGTACGCAATGTCAAGTAGCTGGTATAGGTAATCAACCTATGATTCTTAATGAGATAACAAATAATCAGTATCAAATAGTAGATGATTTTGGTGTTACACACTTAACAGGTGTTATAAGAAAAGATGATTATAGAAAAGAAGGTTGGTTTGTTTACAATGTTGAAACAGACATGCAAGACGGTAATATAAATGAGTTTATAAACAAGGAGAATAAATACTTTAATTACATTAGAGGTGCTAAGGAAGAGTCTGGTAATTTATTAGATACTTCAGATTTTTCTTTACAAGGATTAGGTTTTAGTACCGTAATTGATCAAGTAAATCCACAAGACTATTACGAACAGTATCCCCTACCCGATCAAGGAGTACCATCATCCAATATGAGCATCGGCACAATACCTATACCAAATTGTTTTATACTAGGATGTATGGATCCTATGGATTTAAATTATAATCCAGACGCTTGTTATGATGATGGAAAACAATGTCAACAATATCCTGATCCAGGTCCTGCAGATAACGGTGATGACAACGAACCACCTCCGCCTCCACCGCCAGATCCAGACGATCCGCGTGGTGATGGTGTAACAACTACAGATCCGGTTGGTGGTGAAGATGGCAATATAGATCCAGACACAGGTACACCTATGGATACTAATACTAATACAAGTTATTAACTATGGCGAAGATAATATTAAGAGCTAATTTAGCTACAAATGATTTTATAGTAAGACAAGGCGTTGTTAATGTTGAATTAAAAAAACAAACAACACCAGAGTCTGTAGATATTATTATATCTCCACTAGGTAATAAAACAATAGACGCTATTAATTTTTATAGTGGTGCTTTACCAAGCTCTATAAGATCTATAAGTTATAGTAATTCTGAAAAAAACGTTATAGCAACAGTTGCTTTTAACGAGCTTATAGTTGATAAAGAAACAGCTGTAATAAACTTACCTATAACAGGTATTGCTACTGTTACTCAAAACAAACTTATACTAACAGAAACATATCCATCAGACAAGACTATAGTTAAGCAAGGTGGCTATGGATCTTCCTCTGTGTCTTATGGTCAATCAACAAACTCTAATACTTACGAGGTTGTTGGTAAAGCTGGTGAAACTGTAAATGTTTTTGAAAGAACTTTTACGGCTCCTAGTGGTTATAGTTTTAGAAAAGGTCCTGATTATAAGATAAACGGTAAAAACTACACGGTAGTTTCTAACGAAGTTAAAAATAACAAAGGTAAAATTACTAGTAAAGTTTTTAATATTAAGTACACGTTTCCAAGTGTTTCTAATAATAATGATATAAATAATTCTATAAGATTTTCTTATACACTAAACGAAGATAAGAAACAAATATTAACTGAAGCAAAAACTAAAGAAGAACATAAAATATACTCTATAGATACTGGTAGAGAGATAGGTCCATCTGGTGGTTTAAAAACAATAACCGTAACAGGTGTACCAGGTTCGCCTTTTAAAGTTTTAACATCTGACACTGATAACAATGTTTATAATTTTAAAACAGGAGGTTTTACCGCTGGTGGAGCTATGTTAGAAGGTGTTATACCAGCTGCTTTACCAGGTTTTTCTTTTGGTGTTTTTAGAGCTGTAGTAAATGTTGCTCCTTCGGCTACTGGTAACACGGTACAAACAAGGATAATGACAGATAAACCTGTTGACCATGCTAAAATAGCAGCAGCTGCAAAAGATGATACTATAACGCTTGATGTAGATGACGAAACTAAAATTGTAGACGACGTTGTTGCAAAAACAGTAACGGTTAACTTTAGAGTTAAAGACGGTGGCGTTAGTGACTACGTTGTTTCAAAACCTATATTTTTAACAGATAAAGTTGCCGCGTCTGATTTATTTGATACGCATGGCTTTATAAAAACAATAGGTCCAACAGAGAAAAATGGTTATTATTCTATAACAGGAGCTGCTAATTCAGAAGCTTTTTTGTTAGCTCCTAAAGGTAAGTACGTTGATTTAAAATACGCGGAGAATCAAATGACGTTTTACGTTATGACTAATGCTGATGATAAGTTTATACGTATAAATAGAAAACCTTTACTTACAGCTGGTAAAAAAAGCAAATATGTCAGATGGGACGGTAGTGTAAATTTAACAGATGGTCCTTACAAACTTCGTACTGCCGCTGTTGACGAAATAACTTCAGATGTAGGTACGTCCGTTAGACACACTATAACTAGTGATACTAGTGATGGTACAACACCAGAATACTCTACTTTTAATATAAGGTTTGCGGGTGGTGCTACTCCACTAAAAGGAGACGCTGTAGAACACGGTGTTGTAGGTGATTTTCCAGATGGTGGTTTAGCTTATAAAGGCGTAGCAATAACTATAACGTTTAACGGTATTTTAGGTGATACTGACTTAGATTTAGATTTAAATTTAAACAACTTCTTAACAATATATACAGCATGATAATACAACTAACATTTCCTGTGCTAAACGTTTCTTTACAGATAGGAGACTTAATATATTTTGCTAGAAATAACAATCAAGTTTCTGGTTTCAACAACTGGTCACAACCCAACGTTGATACAAAACCAAAATTACTAGGTATTGTTGTTGGTATATTGGGAAATATAGTAAGTGTTGATAATACGTTAGGTGGAGGAACTGGTCTTGTACCAACAGGTCAAGATGTAATAATGTTTCAAAAAGATAAAAGAGCTGGAGTGTCTGGTATAACAGGATACTACGCTTTAACAGAATATAGAAACTGGAGTCCTAAATCAGCAGAGATGTTTGCAACAGCGGTAGATTATGTTGAAAGTAGTAAATAACGCTTAAAAAGTGTAATAATATAACTACTAACTAATTAAATACAATGGAATACGCTGAAAAAATACTTAGTACAAACATACGTACTATAGTACAAACTGATTACGAATATATAAACGAGTGGTGGGAAGCTCAAGGAGAAGAACCACCCAAATTAAGTATGCTACCAGATAGAGGTCTAGGAGGTGTAATAGCTGAAAGAAATGGTAAACCAGTGGCTGCCATGTATTTATATCTCACTAACTCTGCGTTGGGTTATATAGCTAATGCTATTGCGGATCCAAACTACAAATCAAAAGATAGATTTGAACTAATAAGAAAACTTATAGACGAATGTGTTAGAAGAGCCGCTGCTGTTGGTTGCGGCATGGTATGGGCCACGTCGTCAAATAAAGGAATAATAGAAAGATGTAAAAAGTCTAATTATGAAATATCAAAAGATACTCATAATATAATTACAAAATATATTTAAACATGTTAAATCATTTACGTAAAATATTTATATATGCTTCACCACTAAAGAAAAAAGCGGTTAAGAAAGTTGGTGGATTTTTATTTGGTGATAACTCAGATAAAAAAGCAGGTAAGAAAAATCTAGAGGCTGATCTAAAAAAATTAGATAGTATGGCTGATGATTTAAAGAATATAGATGTTTCTAATCCTTTTGCTAATGCTCAGAACGCTTATGCGAACATGACAAATACAATGTCTGGTTTAGAAAACGTTTACGAAGGAGCTGAAAATGTTTACGAGGGTAAAATGAAAAACGCTTTTGAAGGTCAAAAGAACGCCTACGAAGGTATGAAAAACCAAATGGAAGGCATGGAGAATGCTTTTGAAGATTTAACAGTTAACACACAGCAAGCGGAGTTTGAAGCACAACAAAACCAGCAAATGCAAGCTAACATTATGTCGCAGATGTCTGGTGCAGCTGGTGGGTCTGGTATTGCAGCGTTAGCGCAATCAATGGCTAATCAAGGTGCTTTACAAGCTCAAAAAGCTTCAGCTAGTATAGGTTCACAAGAAGCTCAAAATCAAAAGTTAGCTGCAGATGCTGAACAAAAAATAAACATGGCAACAGCTGATGAAGCTAGTAGAATTGCTATGGCTCAAGCGGGTGAACAAAGTAGATTAGATACGCAGTCTCGTCAAGCTGATATGGATATACAAAACAAAGTGCTTGATGCTGACGCAGCTTTACAATCGGCAAAACTAGGAGAAGCTTCTAAATTACAAATGGCAGAAGCACAACAAGCCGCGGACAATCAACGTTTAGAAGCTCAAGGAGCAATGGAAGTTCAAAAACTTAAAGGTGAGGGTGAGCAAAAGAGACAAGAAATGGAAATAGGTAAAGCTAAAACAGCTATGGAAGTTCAGATGTCTAAGGTTACAATGTCTGGTGCTCAAGCTAACCAACCAAAAGATAGAGGTCTACTTGGAAACTTATTCAGCGATGAAAGACTAAAAGAAAACATCGTGCCCTTAGGTAGAACTTTTGACGATATACCATTATACAAATTTAATTACATAGGAGACGATACAACATACATAGGTACTATGGCTCAAGATTTATTAAACATGGGCAGAGAGGATGCGGTAGGTATGCGAGACGGCTTCTATACAGTCAACTATAATTCAATAAATGTAAATATGTCATCACCACTTAAACAACTACAACAACCAACAAACCCAGCACAAGAAAAAGCAAGAACAGACCAAGGAAGCGTTGAGGCAGGTATGGAAATATTATCTGAAGCACAAAGACGTAAGAACTGGGAAGATCTACAGAAGTACGCTAGAGAATCTGAGCCAGTACCAATGCGTATTAGAAAACAAAAAGACATAGAGCTTAGAAATAACCAAAAAGATATTTTAGGCGAAAAAGTAGTTATACAAACTCCAGGTGTAGACGGTGTTGCTAATAGTAACATGTACATGAAGATATTAACTAGAGAATGTCAGAGATTGCAAGGTATAATATATGAAGCAATACAAAATGGAGACAAAGAGCAAGAGCAAGAGGTAAATGATAGAATGGCTGGTATAAAAAGAATATCAGATAGATTTAGAGAAGAAACACAAGAGTTTTACGACGATCATTTTACACAAGACTCAATGTTGTCTAAGGGCTGCTCTAAACAACAGATAAGCTTTGCAACACAAATATTTTGTGAAAACCCAGAGGCTAACATGGTTTTTGCTACAAAGCAAGATGTTGATAACGGTACGACTGACTACTATGGTAAGGTTGTTGTTGACGGTGCTTGTTATGCTTTGGCTTATGATTTTGAAGGTGATCCAGTAATGATAAACTTGTTAGACGGTAATAAAGGTACTTGGTGGTGCGATATGGGTAGAGTTATTGAGTATGTAGGGTTTTTAACAGAAATATCCAAAGGAGCTCAAGAAGCTGCTAAAAATAAAGAGGTACAGAAAATAGGTCCTATATTAGGTAGAATAAACTACAAAATGGATATGATGTTTGGTCTTAATGACGGTACAGCTACTTATAAACACAATAGACTAGTATTACAATTTGCACATGACAGCCATATTATGAAAGATGGCAGTAGCTTTCTAAGACATTTATACGAGCACCCTAACATACAGAACTTAAATTACGGTGGTTTTGATTGGGATAATATGCAGTTTAATAGAGAGCTGGGACCTGGTGATAAAGAGTACTGGACTGATATAATAGATAAAGACGATCAAATAGCTTTAATAGATGCGTTAACAAACTCTGATCACCCATTGTTTGATATAGACTTGTTAAGAACGTTGGTGAAAGAATACTATGCTTACAAAATAGAAAACGCTTGGTGGAAAGGTATGGGTTATGATGAGGGTAAGCTAGAGGTAATGAGGTTAAAACAAGAAACACTTAAAAAAGATAGGTTTAAAAAAGCTGCGGCTGAAGCTGCTGCTCAGGGTAAATCGTTTATGGACTTTGACGGTATGAAAGTACCAACAGGTATAAACAAAGAGAAACAAGAAAAAGAACAAAAAGAAGCAACTAAGGAAAACTAATATGTCAAAATCTCCATTAAAATATACTGAAGGTGATGGTATACCGACATTAGACCCTAATGTTTCGGTACAGTACCAAGTAGACCGTGAAGAAAGAGAAAAAGAAGAAAAGGAAAGGCAAAAGAAAATAAAAGAAGAGGCTGAGGCTGAGAAGAAAAGAAAAGAACAATTTGAAAAGAAACACGAAAAAGCTGATGATGAGTTTAAAGCTTTAGACGCTACAACTAATCAAGGTGTTACAAAGATAGAGGTTGATGGCGATACTTACAGTGTTGATCACCAGACTGGTATGTTCTTACAAGGTGATAAGGTTATAAAAGAAAAAGATATACCTAAGAAAGTTATTGATACTTACAAGGGAAGTCTTAACAAAGATCTTACTAAAAATACAGTTTCTCAGAACATGCTTTTATTAAATCCTTCCGCTGAAGAGGTTGATGGATACGCTACTGATGCACAAGATAATCTAGCATCTTTGTTAGAATTAAATGGTAGAAAAAAAGCATTAAAAGCAAAACAACAAAGTAAAGGTATAGTTACGTTTAAAGGGCAAAAAATACCTATGCCAGAAGGTATGAACTCTTTTGATGTACCTGTTCAAAAATCTATAGGTGCTAATGGTAAAATACATATACCAAAAGGTACACCAGAATATCAAGAGCATCTAAGAAAACAAAAACAAAAACAAGAGTACTTTGATAATCTAGATCAAATAGAAAAGGATATAGAAGATAATCCAATGCTTCCTTATTTAAGACAGGCAAATGAAAATTTAAAAAATCCTAATAAAACTCCTAACGGTGGTAAAAAAACACCTACAACTGATGAGATACAAAAGGAAGCTATAAAGTTATACCAAGCTGATCAAAAAACTAAAAAGTTTAAAGAAAACATATCAGAACATATTGAGCAAGAACAAGGTGTTTTCGAGTTTGATTTAACAAACTTTCAAGATGTAGAAAAAGAAAAAATAAAATCTTCTTTTAAAAACCTAGAACAAAGACATCAACAAGTTGTTACTAATATATTTGCTACTAGAGATGAAATATATAAAACCAACGATAAGATAACTGAAATAGGTTCAACTTACAAACAGAAAGCTAGTGAGATAAAACTAAGAGCTGAAGATATAAAAAATAGAATAGCAGAACTTGGTGAAGACTTTAATCCTAATGATACTACACCAGAGAAGCTTGCTGCTTACGAAAAAATACAAGAAGATCAACAACAGTTGATAAACGATAATAAAGCGTATGTCGATTCTGCAGCTGGAGCACAAAAAGAATTAGATGCTCTATACGCTCAGAGAGATAGTTACTACGACGCTTATAAAAGTTTTTATGATGCTGAGACTGATCTTCAAGAAGAAGGTGGACAGTTAAAAGAATATCAAAACGTTGTTGGTAGAAACCACCACAACCTTACAGCTGCTGGCGCTTGGTTAGCATCTAGTGGTTTAAGACTTGCTGACGGTGCTGAAAGTTTTATATATGCTATAAATCCCGTTAACATACTGGGTGAGTGGGCTAAAGAAGAATATAATGGTGATATAACTAAAATGCCATCTATACTCCAAGGTTTAGTTATGCACAAGACTGTTCAAGATATAACTAGAGTTATTGGTAAAGATCAAGTCAATAAAGTTGCTGAAGATTTAGTTAACGGTGTTGAAGAGGTAAAACCATTTGAAGAAATAGAATCCGCAGAAGATTTAGGTATGTGGGCTTTAAACACAGGTGCAAACTTTCTACCTCAGCTCGGTGTGCTAGCTATGGGACCTGGTTCTATATATGTATTAGGTGCTGCTGCAGCTGGTAACGATTATGAAGAAAAAATGAGAAGTAACAGACTTGGCGAAACAAATTATACGCTAGGTCAAATATATGCTGGCGCTGGAATAAAAGGTGGGTCTGAGATACTATCTGAAAGATTTACACTTGGAGTATTAAATAAAACTTATAAAGCAATACCTAAAGATAGAATAAAAGCTGGTTTTGTAGAAAGCTTTACAAACAACATAGGCAGAAACATTTATAGAAGCGGTGTTGATAAGATAGGTGAGGGTACGTCAGAGGTGTTTGCTCAAATAGGAAATAACTTTGCTGACAGATCTATATATGGTAGAAACGTTAGTTTATGGGATGGTACTAAAGGTGCTTTTGCTAGTGGTGTTTTAATGGAGCAAATGATTAAAATGCCTAGAGTTTATCAACAAACATCTCAAGCTTTTACTGGTAAAGCTTATGATCAAAAGCTAGCGCTAAACGTAGAGCGTGGTAACAGAATACAAGACATGTTACTAAAAGAAGATCTTGATCCTAACACTAGAGCTTCGTTAGAAAAGAAATTTGTAGACATACAAGTTAAAAACGGAGAAATAATGGCTGATCAAATTGACAACATGGACATGATGAACACAGCTGAAAAGCAAGAGTTGATCGATCTTGATGTTAAAAAGTTTGATTTAAAACAAACTATCGATGCTGTAAATAACGATAAGTCATTAAGTTCTCAAGAGAAAGCAACTGTCGTTCAAGGGTTAGACAGTGACATGATGGAGCTTGAGAAAAGAAAGCAAGAGATAATAAAACCATACGAAGACGAAGCTACAAGAGTTAAAAAGAAAGAAGAGTTTGATCAACAAGTTGTAACTATAAAAGGTTTAGCCGAGCAAATGGATAAGCCTGTTAATATAAAAGTTGGTAACTCTGCTGACTTTCAAGACTTTCTAACAAACACACAAGACAACGTGTTTGGCATATCTCAAATGGAGGGTACTGTTAGAGCTATGAGAGAGGTTGTTAACGACCCAGCTTCGACACGTGAAGAAGTACAAGAAGCTCAGTCATTTATAGATGCTGTTAAAGCAGGTGATCCTATTGGTCAAAGAATAAATATGATAAAAGACCAAGCTAGTAGATATGGTGTTATGACACCTAACTTTACAGAAGACGGTAGGTTAATGGGATTTGATATATTTATAAATGAAGAAGCAGCTTTAAACAATGGCATGGTTAACACCGCTGCTCATGAGTTTTTCCATAGTGTATTATATGCAACACTACAACAAGATGTAAACTCACAAATGGCTCTTGGTAAAGGTTTGTTACAAGCGCTACAAGATGAGGGAGCTATACTAGAACAAGGTAGTAACTTAAACGAAAGAATATCATCTTACACAGAAGCTGAGGGTCTTGGTGAAGAAATACTAACGCTTACTTCAGAAGCCTTACTTAATAACGAAATACAATTACAGGAAGGTCCGATACAAAAAATAAAAGATACTTTTAGAAGATTTGGCCAAAGACTAGGTAAAGATATTACATTTGATACAGATGCTGATGTTTTAAACTTTGTTAGAGATTATACTAAAACTATAAGCGAAGGAAAAACTTTTAACAAAGCTATGCTAAAAGCAATGACACAGGGTGTTAAAGGTAAACTTATAGATAACATACAAAGAGGTGATCAGTCAGATGTACAAAGCTTTTCAAAAGAAGCTAGTGACAGAGTACAAAGTATTTACGAAGACAAAGGTGTTGGTGGTGCTTTTGAAATTATCGAACAGTTTGCACCTATAGTAAACAAAATAGTACAAAGAAGATCTGAAGCTCCTAACTTTGACAGACAATTACTCACAGACGAAATAAACAGTGGTAAGAGAGGTATATATGATTTAATACAAGCTTATGACCCAGCATCTGGTGTACCGTTAGCTGCTTATATAAATACTTATTTACCAGCTAGAGCTATCGAAGCTTCACAAAGGATTTTAGGTGAAGAGTTTACAGATGATATAACCGAAAGAGTTGATGTTGGTGCTGAGCCAACTGTTGAGCAAGCTGAGGTTGTTAGAAGACCTTCTAGTAAAATAATGTTATCTGATAGGTTAAACGTAACAAAAAAAGTTGATGACATAATTAAACCAAGTTTATCTGGATTAACACTAACTGATTTTAAAAATACACCTGATCTTACGCAGGGTGTAGCTGGAGAAATGTTTGGTTTGAATCCTAAAAAACTACAAACAAATGCTAACCTTACTAGAGGTGAAGTTAGATCAGCACAAACGTTTATAAATAAAAATGCCGACCTGTTAATTAGCATGTTGCCTGATGGTGCAACCGCAAGCGGTACATCTACAGGTGTTCAAAATGTTTTATTAAAAGAGTTTTATACTAAAACAGATAGAGCTAAAATGGCTAAGACTGGTACTAAAGCTGGTTTGCCTGTTCAAATTAAAAACAAAATATCTAAAAAACAATTTTTAGATTTCTTTGGTATAACACCAGCAGGACAGCCAAATATTATAGAAAGAAATACATCTGCTAAAGTTATAGCTATGGCTAGACAAACTAGTCGTATGCTATCTAATCAGTCTATAAGAAAACAACTAGCAGCTAATCCTACGGAGGACAACGTAAAAGCTATGTTGAAACTTGGTGATGGTAGATCAACACTAATGTTTAGTAAGAAGTTAGCTAAAGATCAAAGTGAAAAAGGTATACCACCTATTGGTAGTTATTTTGCGGAGGTTGATCCAAACATAACGGATCAAAAAGCTATGCAAGTGTTCAATGATTATAGTACTATGAACGAAGTTGCTTTTAGAGAAAAGCATCCTACGTATTTTAACGCTATATCTGACTTTGCTAATGATTTAGCTATATCGGTAGCTTATGATGGTCAACAAGGTGTTGCTTTTACAAAAGCTTTAAAAAACACAGACTTTGGTAATGAGAGTTTAAACGAAGCTATGAAAGATGGTATATGGAAACTATCAGACGCTAAGTTTAAAAAAGATAGAAAAGCACAAAACAAATATGTTAAACTATCACATGATTTAGCTAGTCAAATAAACATACCGTTAGAAGCTATAAGCGGTAACAAAGGTACTATACTAGGTTTTTGGGCTGGCCACTATAATGTTGTAGGTTCTGATTTAGCTAAGGTTAACAGTAGGTTAAAGAAAGGTATTGTTACTAGGTTAACAACACAGACTAACTCTACACTACCAAAAGAGTTGTTAGATAGATGGCAGAATTTTGATTACGATGGTTTACAAGGATCTTATGCTTCTACTTATAAAACAGCTTACAAAAAAATAATAGCAGCACCTACATTAAAAGAAAAAAAGAAATTAGCTAGACAGTATTTCAACAATCCACAAAGCCAATTACAACATGAATATTATGACTTGTGGAATAGTACATTAGAAGCTTGGTTACATAGTAGCGATGTTGGTACACAAGAGTTTAACGATAAAGCTGA